CTATTTGCTGACAACCTGACCGAGAACGCAAGCTCGTATATACCTCCGGATGAAGGCACCAACGCCTTGATCGCACACGCAGGCGATGAGGCGCACACGACAGCGAACCCTAGACGCGGAAACCCGAACATGGTCGAGACTGTAATCGGTGACACTTCCGTGAGGCACGTTTGGACGTGGGACACTTCGACCGGCATTGGAGTTATTAAGTCTGTGGCACTTTGTCCGGGCGTACTTGGAAACATGGGCTTGATTCCTTTTGATGACACGTACAACCCCTATCAGCCGATAAATATCAACGCGATGGAAGGAAGCCAGGGAACGACATGGACCAGAGCGAACGCGAAAAAGCATCCGATCATTGTTAACTCTGACAATAACCAGGTCACGGCTGTTTTTGTTGACGGAGCGAATTTCGAAGAAATCGTTTCCTTCCATGACACGGCTCTGCTCGGCCTGTCCCGTGGGCCGCATGACTTCTCCGAATGGTCTCATCGATCCGTAAGCCTGGGAGATGATCTCTCCAGCTTGTCGACGTATACCGTCTTTAATACAGATAATTATTATTATGTTGTGCGATCGACATCACAGAGCGGTCTGAAGATCTATCAGATCAACAAGCTCGACTTTACCTGCACGACGACAGTCGTCACGGCTCTTTCAAATATATTCTATAACTCCGGACTTGTAGGTCTGATCTTTAAGTCCTGCCCGGCATATCCGAACACAGAGACGCACTTCTGGTGGCCGTCTATAGATAGAACGACATTCTACAAAGTGCCTTTTGCCGGAGGAACGATCTCTGACGCGGAGCCTGTCACGCTGACGCCTTCGTCATCGTATCACATGATGCCGATCAGACTGAACGACAAGCTCATCCTTGGCGAGAACTTCTTCTTCAATAACGGCGTATTCTATCCGATCGCCTTGGCGGAGCTTCCTGCCGGTGGCGCTTCAAACGGAAACATGGGCTGGACAAACATTGTGCATAAGTCGACAGTCGCAGGCTTCGGTTATCAGCATGGATCTGGTGGCCAGTCGGCGCCGTTTATGGCTACGCATAACATTTTCATGAGTACGATCAACAACCTTTCAGAGGCAAAGACAAAAACCGCAGCAGACGTCATGAAGCTGGAGTATACACTCACGCAGGTCTAAGGGGGTGAACCTTATGGATGAGAAAATGGAGAAATTCTTAAAAGCGGCATTGGTCCGCGCAGCGCGAACAGTCGCGCAGACGGCGATCGCCACGATCGGAATGGCGTCCGTGCTCGAGGATGTGAACTGGATCCTTGTTATTTCCAGTTCGTGTCTTGCGGGCATCCTGTCCATCCTCACTTCAGTCGTGACAGGCTTGCCGGAGGTGGGAGAAGATGAGTGATGCAATCATTGTTGCCGTTCTTTCGTTGGTAGGTACCGCGATCGGCTCGGTCGTGTCCGTACTGACCGCGAACCGCCTCACCAACTACAAGATCGACGAATTAAAAAAGACTGTTGAAAAACACAACAGCCTCATTGATCGGACCTACAAGCTTGAGAGGGATGTCACGCTTGTAAATGAGAAGCTGGACGTCTTAGACCGGAGGGTCGACGAGCTGGAAAGGAGGTGATCTCTTTGGGAAAGAATAACTTTCAGGCACTCCAGTACTCGCGCGCTCAGATGGGCCGCCAGTACTGGTACTAGCAAACGGAACCTATGGACAGCTCGGAAGCCCTGAGCTTTTAAAAGAAAAACGGAATCAATATCCTTCTATGTATAAGAAGTGGGACCCGAAGAGCTTCGAAGACGGATTCGGCGAAAAAGTCCACGACTGCATCGGACTGGCGGCGAAAGGCTATATGATGAGTCCAAGCCCGGAGGATCCTGCACGGTATATCGCAAAGTATGATGTATCAGCTGACGGTATGATGGAGCTTTGCAAGATCTCCGGCGATATCTCAACTATGCCGGATATTCCAGGCGTGCTTGTCTGGAAGCCCGGACACATTGGTATTTTTGAGGGCGACGGCGTAACGATCGAGGCGAAAGGTCACGCTTACGGAGTGGTCCGCACCAAAGATACAAAGTGGAAGAAGTGGGGACTCTGCCCGTGGTGGGAATATATCTCGATCACCTCGTGGCTCTCGTCCCTGTATAAAGACGTGCTGAACCGCACACCGGACGCGGACGGCTTGCAATACTGGGAGAAACAACTGAGGTCCTCAGCCCAGTCACCCACGCAGGTGATATATTTCTTCCTGACGTCTCCGGAGCTGGCGCAGAGGAACCTGTCAGACGACGACTTCCTCACTATCCTGTACAGGGTTTTCTTTGACAGAGAGCCCGACGAGGCAGGAAAGACCTACTGGCTCGGCCAGATCAAGACACAAGGCCGCGACAAGGTCGTCGTTGGCTTCCTTTACTCGCAGGAGTGGCACGACATGGAAAACTACCTGCTTTATATCTTGTAGGCTTCGCGGTTCCCACGCGGAGCCGTCAAAACCTTCCCGACCCTCACGCACTTTGGTGTGTGGGGGTCTTTTTTATTGCCTTGCACATTTGCAGTCCCATTATTGGGACAGTTATGGGCAAGATTTGGGCAAGATTACTGTTTTTTCGGAAAACGCAGGACGCCAGAAAAGCCCGAAAACAGGCGTTTCGTTCACTGGGTGAACGTAGTGGTGCACCTTCAAGTCCTGTCATCCGCACCATAAATACAAGCGTTTGAGGCGATTCTTGGGCAAGCCTTGGGCAATTATGTTATAATAATAGTGCTAGTCCACAGCACCAAACGCAGAAAGCAGGCTTTCCTACTCGTCACAATCCGGCCTGCTTTCTTTTTTATTCCATCGTTTTCAAGAGCGTGATGTTCACCTGATCGGCGGTCCGCTGTGCCTGTCCGTTTACGGCGTGTTTGTAAACGCCATACGTTTCCATTGATGCACTATGCCCTATAAGGTCCTTGAGCGCCGTTTCTGGTAGCGTCTGCGCCATGTATGATACGAATGTGTGACGAAGTCCGTAAGGGCTTACACGGCATCCTATGGCGTTTCTGATGGCATCCCAGTAGTGAATTGTATCTGTCTGCCTCGGAGCCTTGCCCGCGTGGTTACAAAAGACGTACTCGGAGTTGAACATCCAAGTCCGTTCCTTCTGCTTCCGGAGGATCTCGTTGAGGATCGAGTTGAGCGCAAAGCATCGTCTGGCGTTTTCGTTCTTGCCCTCGGTCATCCTTCCCTGGTAGTTGTAGGCTCTTGTTATAAACACCATGCCGTCGTGTATATCTTCCCACTTTAGTCCGTGCGCCTCTCCAGGGCGGCATCCTGTCGCGAGAAGGAAGCGGAACAGGTAAATGTACCAGTTCTCCTCGAACTCCGTAAAAAGCCTCTTAGCCTGGTCAGGCTGTAATATCTCTTTCCCGACCTTGTGCGCGTCACGAGGGAGCCTCAAGTCTCGGATCTGGTCATCGAGAAGTCCGGCACGCTTGCAGAACTTTGAGAAGTTGATGATCGCACCTCGGACGTTGCCGAGCGACTTCTTTGCCATCGGCTCGCCGTTCCTCTTTTTTAGCTTAAAGATAATGCTCTGGTAGTCGTAGGTCGTCAGGTCGACGAGCTTCTCGTCCTGGAGCTTCGGGAGCAGGTAGTTTCTGCCCACGGATTCGATATTCCTGTAATGCTCTGGGCCTGTCAGGTGCTCGAGTTCCTCAAGGTACCGCTCCCACGCCTCGCCAAAGGTACACAGGTCGGTCAGCTTCGAGAACTTCCGCGCTTTTTCAAGGACCTCGGCTTTGCCTCTTCTTCCAGGGGTAGAGCTCGAGAAGCTCCTGGTCTTCCCATTTCGAGTGATACGGATGCGCCATCTCTGGCCGTCCCATTTTGCTTCTGCCATTCTGTCACCTTCTTCATTTGTTCGAGTAGTCTTGCGTATTCTGCTTGTTGCTCTCGGAGGCTCTTTTCCATCTTCTCCAGAGTGGCAACCATTTCATGATTATCCACGGCGAGCAGATAGTCCTGCGCCAGTTCGACAGGGTTCTCGCCGAGTGCTTTTGCCAAAGTCTTGACCTTGCTGATCGGAAGGTCGACCTTTCCCGCCTCAATCTTTGACACCATTGTAAAATCGTAACCGCACGCTGTCGAGAGCTGGGCCTGCGTCATTCCCTTCTTGAGCCTTGCCTTCCTGACAGTATCGCCAAAGATTTTGAGGTATGAATCCTTCTTGTCCACAACATTCACATCCTTTCACTTCCTATTATACAAAGCGAAATGTCAAATGCAATAAAAATGAAATAAAAACTTGCATGAAAAAACTTGCATAAAATTCTAAGAATGGTAACATAGAGTACAGAAGGGAGGTGTGAAAATGAACCTTGAACTATTGAACGCGAAGATCGAAGCCAAAGGCATCCGAAAGGAGACAATCGCCTCGGAACTCGGCATCTCACTCGCTGGTCTGCGTTTGAAACTGATCGGTGAAAGCGAGTTCAAAATCTCCGAAGCGGTCAAGCTGACGAAACTCCTCGAGATGTCTCCAGAAGAAGCAGGTACTTTTTTATTTACCTAATACTTGAATAAAATTCTAAGAACGGAGGGACTAGCATGAAAAAATCAAGACAGACATTCCTGGCCATCCGCGAGCATTTCGTCTGTACGGCAGCGCTTGAGGACTACCTCGGCAGAAGTCACTCGTATGTTTCCCAGTGCTTGAACGGAAAGAAGGAGTTCAGCCGAGCGGAAAAGATCGCGATCTCTGCCGCAGTCGGTCAGCCTTGGGAGGTGATCGAGTGTACGTAGGGATAATGAACACGATCACACAGACGCCTGGCGCGATCAAGATCACTGTGCAGGGCAGAGAGCTTGACGGAAGATCTGACAGAACAGTGTATCTGCCGAAGAGTCAGGTAGAGATCAAGAAGACCAAGACGGGGGCGTTCCGCATCTGGATCCCGAACTGGCTTATAGAGAAGAATCACATTAATTGGTACCGGATCGCAGAGATCGAGCCGGAGATTCCAGGGAGGTAAACATGGACTTAGCAATTCACATTTTAGAGGCTATTCTGCTCGTCGGTTTGGCTGGGTGCCTGTTCATCACGTATCTGATCAGTGAGGAGCAGAGAAAGATCGCGACAAGGCTGGCAGACAGGCTGGAAGAGATCGAGAAACAGAAGAAAGCAGAAGAACAGTACAGGGAAGCGATCAAGCGCGCCAACGAGCGGATGATGGAGTCGATCCAGGCAAACGTCAATAAATGGATCCAGGACAAGAACACGCTGAATGTTAAAGAGAGTCCGCTGGATTTTCCGAATGGTGATTGATATGGACGAGTTCAACGGTCTCGCAAAAGGTGAGCAAATAAGCCTTTTTCACCTGCTATACAAACAAAAGCACGAGAAGTGGAAAAAAATTCCAGATGGCGCGATTGTCCAAAAGACATCCGAATTAAGAAAGTGCCTTGACGATAAGCGTATCGACTACGAGGCTGACGGATTTGTTAACTATGCGCCCGCCATTATCGGCTACACCGACTGCGTGAGTGGGATGGGTGGGTGCTTTGAGGAAAGAATAGCCAAATATTACAAATAAGGAGGCATGAAATGGCATTGATTAGACGCAAGCGCGGTATTCCGTGCGACTGCTGCGACAAGGTCGTCAAGTATGGCGAGGTCTTGTACAGCAGAGAGGAGTTCTACTATTGCGAAGACTGTTACGACAGAGTGATGGCAGACGTCAAAAAGGACGCAAAAGTGACAGTGAACAACGATAATTTTGATATGGAGGAGTATTGTTAATGATAGAGATGACAGAGGGAAAGATCGCGACCCCGATCAAGTGCGTGATCTATGGTGCGGAAGGTATCGGCAAGTCTACGCTGGCCAGTCAGATGCCCGGCGCGGTGTTCTTCGATATTGAGGGCGGCACAGCGCAGCTCAATGTCAGAAGGACCAGACCGGCAACCAAGCGGTTCGAGTCTTTCGACGAGATCCTGGAGGACATGGCGGAGCTGATCGCGAATAAGGACAAGCTCGGCGTGCAGACGGTCGTATTTGACACGGTAGACGCTCTGGAGATGATCGTGATCAAGAACGTGTGCAAGAAGTACAAGAAGGACGGCATTGAGTCGTTCGGGTATGGCAAGGGCTACACGTATGTAGCGGAAGAGATGAAGCGGTTCCTGGAGGCGTGCGACGCGTTCATATGGGCGGGCATCAATGTCACGCTCCTGGCGCACGCCAAGATAACGAAATTCGAGCAGCCGGATGAAATGGGCGCGTATGACAGGTGGAGTCTGAAGCTCACCAAGAACACGGCGCCGCTCGTCAAGGAATGGGCGGACGTGCTTCTGTTCTGTAACTACAAGACGACCGTGATCAGTGTCGGCGAGGGCATGGCCAAGAGCAAGAAGGCGACAGGCGGACAGCGGACTATCTACACGACGCATCACTCGTGCTGGGACGCAAAGAACAGATTCAACCTCAAGGAAGAACTGCCGCTCGAGTTCGGTTCTATCAAAGAACTGTACGACGGCGAGAAGGCAAGTATTTCTTTTGGGACGCCGCCAGAGGAGATGGTTCCTACCTCCGGCGGAGATCTGCCTTTCGATATCGAAACCGAAGCACCGGACGAGGAACCGGAAAGCATTGAGCTTCGAGGGCTGAGGTCGTTGATGGCTCAGGACAATATAACCGAGGACCAGATCCTCAAGGCGTTTAAGGGTAAATACTCCGCGATCGAGAACATCGAGCCGGAGGTGATACAGAAACAGCTGCTGGATAAGTGGCAAGCATTTATTAAATTCGTAGGAGGAATGAAAAAATGATGGAATGGGATGCGTATATTGAGAAAGAATCGGAGTTTGTGCTTTTGCCGGAGGGTGACTATGACTTCACAGTCACGGGCTTTGAAAAAGGATGGTTTGACGGCTCGGCCAAGGTGGAGCCATGCAACAAGGCGATCCTGGAGCTGACGATCGAGGCGCCTGAGCTTGGAAAGTCGACCTGCAAGGAGAACATTCTGCTCTCATCTAAGACCGAGTGGAAGCTGTGTGAGTTCTTCCGCTCTATCGGGCAGAAACAACACGGCTCAGGCATCAAGATGGACTGGAACAAGGTCCCGAACGCGAAAGGACGTTGCCACGTCTACGTCGACACGTTCGTCGGCAACGATGGCAACCAGAAAAAGACCAACAAGGTGGCTAGATTCCTGGATCCGGAAGTTGAACTCGGCGGCGCTCAAGAATGGTGATGCCGTGGGACGCGTTCATCGGTCAGCATGAAGATCCACCGGAGGAGGAGTACCAGGAATCTCTTCCTCCGGTACCGCCTCCTGTTTTTGACGACATCATGCAGGCGAGGCTCCAGAACGAGCTCGAGCTTGAAGCAAAAGTGAACCTTCTGAAATCAAAAGCCAGCAAGGACGTCACGTTGCCTCAGATCGTTTCGATGGCGTCTTATCCGGACGACATCCAACCGGATCCGGAAGTGATCGGCGGGATCATTCGAAAAAACCAGAAGTTCATGCTGACAGGCGGAAGCAAATCAGGCAAGTCGTTTTTCATGATCGAGTTGGCGCTCGACATCGCGACAGGCTCCAAGTTCCTCGGCAGGTTCCCGTGCAGTAAGGGGAAAGTCTTATATGTCAACCTCGAGATATCGGAAAAGAGTTTTGTCCAGCGAGTGCAGCACGTCGCAAAAGCGAAGGGGCTTTCTCCGGAGATGTACTTCGACAATTTCAAAATGCTTCATATGCGAGGCAGGAACGTTTCTCTTGAGAAAATGGTCGAAGCTCTGGCCGCGCAGATCCTTGAAGAAGGCATGAATGGGAGCCCGTTCACGTTCGTCATTCTGGATCCGATCTATAAGATCTCAGACGGCGAGGAGAACTCGGCGAAGGACGTATCAAAGTTCTGCAACCAGATCGACCGCATCGTGGATATAACAGAAGCGTCTGCCGGATATGTTCACCATCACAGCAAAGGCTCACAGGCGGGTAAGCGCGCAGAGGACAGAGGAAGCGGCTCAGGTGTATTTGCCAGGGACGCGGACGCGCTCCTGGACATCACTAGGCTCGAGATCGATTCGCAGACGCGTGAGGTCATCCGAAACAACATTATCTGCAAGTATTGGATGCGGAAGATGGACACGATCAAGCCGGACTGGAAAGACGAGGTTCTTCCGTCCGTCCTGGAATCCGCCAGCTCACTCGACAACGCGTATGAACATTTGAGCCACGACACCATTTACCAGATGAAGAAGTGGCGCGAAGAGGCACAGGTGGAGTTTGAGAAATTCATGGCGGAAATGACGCCGCTCCGGATCGAGTTCACGCTCCGAGACTTTCCAGATCCTAAGCCTGTGAATATGTTCTTTGTTTATCCGCTGCATCTGCCCGATCTGGACGACGTTCTCGTCACGGCCAAGCCGGAGAATCCTATTCCAGGCATTGTGAAGGCGGACGCTCCGAAGGCGAAAGAGAACAAGCGCGACATTGTTTATGAGGCGGTGCGGGAGATACTTGCGACAGGCGATAAGGACTTTGTCACTTATCAGGATTTAGCGACGAGACTCGAGCTGGACAGGGAAACAGTAAGGAAAAATATCATGACTAACATCGACCTTTATCGGCTCGAAGGCGGTGGAAGAGGAAGAGGCAATTCGGTCAAAATTTACCTCGTAGATGAGACCGAAAATGATGGATAAAAAATGCGAAATAAAATGCGAGAAAAAATGCGAAAAAAAATCCGAGCCCTTATATATATTATTTTCGTATTTTATTTTATTTTCGGAATTTTCCCATCATATCAAATTCAATCTAAAAAAGAGCGCTGTTCAGCGCGCTCTTATTTTTAGATTTTGAATTGATACGATATTAACTCGCGCGAGCAATAAAAAATGCGAAGGCTTTTCGCATTTTATCGCATTTTACGAAAGGAAGGTTTTTGATTATGGCAAATGAAAGAGAATGGCCAGATTTTTCTACAGAAGAACTTCTAGAGCTGGCAGCGAATGAAGTGGTAAAACTTGACGAGGATGACGACAATTCTGATTGCTTTAAACATTATCGAATCGGACAGCTTGATTATCTTGAAGCGATTGCTCAGGCACTAGTCGAGATCAGAGACGAGCTCAGGAGGTTGAACAATGGCAAATCTTAACTATTCACATACAGAAGGATGGGCGGGACTTGTCCATGATTTCTATTATTGCTCGGACTGCATCCAGCAGTATGCGTTCCGGAACGGAACCGCTCCCGATCTTGAGAAGTGCGAGAACTGCGGAGCGGTTTTCGAAGCAGCAGACTTCAACGACCAGATCGGAGGATATCATGGCAGAGTTTTTTATTGAGCATCCGTGGCTCGGGTTGCTGATCGGGATCGTGTTCCTGTTGGTGTATATCTGGCTGATCTGTATCGATACGAAAGAAGGTGATTGATTGAAGACGATAAACTTCATACTTGAGCTGCCGGAGAACCCGAAGGGGACCGCGCAGATGATCCGGCACACATCACACGGAACGTACTTGCCGAAGAACCTGAAGCAGACCATGGAGATGTACAAGGCTGCGCTGGATCCATACGGCGGCGAGTTCCTGACCGGACCGCTGGCGCTCTCGATCAAGTGGGTGTATCAGGTCAAGGACAGAAAGAAGTGGGACACAAGAAAGACCAGTATGCCGGATCTGGACAACATCGCGAAGCCGTTCATCGACTGCATGACCAGAAAGGGATTCTGGATGGACGACTCACAGATCGTGAAGCTGAAGCTGGAGAAGTGGTACGGATCGAGCCCGCTGGTGATTGTAGAACTTGAGGAGGTGGCAGAGTGAGTGGCGACATAAATAAAGACGAAATCAGAAAGGCAATAGATAGATTACAGGCAGAGCATCCTGTTCAATTTCCATTTGATGTAACGAAGCTTGACAATGATACAGATTTTACTGGAATACAAAGAGCAATAGATGTGCTTGCAAGGAAGTGTCAAGACGATGCTGAAATAAACATCATTTGCGAGATGGCGAAACTGTATCTCGATGGAGTGAAGCCGACAGTAGAACGACCGCACGGAGAGTGGAGAGAAGATAGTGATGATTATGATGTCAGGTGTTCTTGTTGTGGTATTACTTGCGACGCACTAAATAAATCAAACCATGAAAGGCTTAACGTGCTAACAGGGGGGAAATGGTGGACGTTTTATCGTTTTTGTCCTCGATGTGGCGCATTGATGCGGAAAGAAGGTGAAGCGAAATGAAATATCTCGTTTACATGACTATAGGAATGTTTCAGAATCAACAGATTGACATTGTTGAGGCTGACAATTTCAAGGTGAAAGATAATCATATCATCTTCAAGATAGGTTTCAGGACGGTTTCATTCTTTCATGCCGATTGTGTCGAGAAGATTTTGAAAGAAGGTAAACCATGACTAGAGAAGAAGAACTGCGTGGCACATGGTGCGCGACTTGTTTTCATAATGACGTTTGTCTGACGGCTGAGGAGGGACCGCATCCAACTATTGATAGACCGTGTTGCCTTATGTACGTTACCAGATTAGAGGGTGAATGGATAATGGTCGAGGATGAGGACTTTAGCGGAGGCGGATATAATATGTGTTCTGCGTGTAATTATAAGTTTTCGTTCGGCGCATACAGCATACTTGAACACGACCGCTTCTGTCCACATTGTGGGGCAAAGATGAAAGGGGGCCATGTCTCATGACTGAGAGAGAAGAGAAGGCGAAGGCTTGGCTCAATCGGAACTATGGCATGAGTCTCAAACTGGAAGCGATAGGTAGGCGCCTCGAGAGAATGGAGTCTGACCTTGAGAAAGTCTGTAAACCGATCCGGCTCAAAGAAGTACAGGAGAATGAAGGATCAGGGAACGGACAAGAGGAGCGTATGGCGGAATATATCGACCTGTCCGCTCAGCTTGAGCGTGAGCTTATGATCCTTCTGGCGAAAGACAAGGAGACGCTTCGCGTCATTTCCATGATAAATGGCGAGACGTTGCAAGCGATCCTGATTGAGCGCTATGTGAACCGCTTGAAGTGGGACAAGGTGCTCGCGCATCTTCCGCCGATGGACAAAAGCACGTTGTTCCGGTACCATCTGCAAGCGCTGTCGGCAATTTTGCCATACATACCGGAGGAGGCGAAGTGAATGGCATCTTTTAAGTTTGGAAAGGATGAGGTCAGGGACTACCTTGTGGACAGGTTCCCGAAGGGGAGCACGGCGCTCGACGTGGGAGCGTGTGATGGAATATGGGGGAAGATGCTTGGTCAGCATTTCGTCATGGATGCGATAGAGATCTTTGAGCCGAACATTGAAAGCTATAATCTCCGAGAGAAATACCGCGAGGTGTTCCATGCCAACGCGATCGGCTTCGAGTATGAGCATTATGATCTTATCATCTTCGGGGACGTTCTGGAGCACATGACAGTCGAGGACGCACAAAAGTGTCTGGAGTACGCAAAGCCACGTTGTCAGGAAATCATCATCGCGGTTCCTTACCGGTTCAAGCAAGGGCCGTTTAACGGAAACGTTTACGAGAAGCATATCCAGGACGATCTCACTCATGAGCTGTTCATGGAGCGTTACCCTGGCTTTGAGCGGTTCGTCGATTTTGGAAACTATGGATATTACAGAAAAGTTGCGACTAAATGCGACTAAATTCCGAGGTAAAATAGTAGTGTGAAAATAGATTAAGTCCAAAGTAATCTGATCATGCTACGAATTGAAACTCCTATCAGGGACCGCCTCGAGGATGCCATACATCGGGGCGGTTTTATTTTTACGAGGTGCACGAAATGGAAAACAGGATCGCGATCGCCAAGTTCATCAACGGCGACAAGATAGCGCATACAGAATCTATCTGGCAGTACGACTATGGCCAGGAACTCAAGCTGGAAGGTCTCGACCTGCCGTCTGCGTTCGAGGTCCATTTCGCAAAAGAGCTGCACGGCAACGCGGTAACGTCGCTTTACAATAGCGGCTCTGCGCTCATCCCTGACCAGCTCATCCAGACACCTGGCACTCTGTTCGCGTGGGTATATCTGCACGACACAGAGAGCGATGGCGAAACAGAATACACGATCATTATTGACGTGAAGAAGAGAGCGAAGCCTTCGCATGAGACACCGACTCCGGCACAGCAGTCCGAGATCGAGCAACTGATCGCGACACTCGAGACGGCTGTCGAGGAATCCGAGACGAACGTCACGCACTACCCGAAGATCGAAGACGGTTACTGGTATGTATGGGACGCAGAAGCAGAAGACTGGGTAAACACAGAGATTCCTGCCACGGGTCCGCAGGGACCAG